CACTCCAGTAGCCTCGGCAAAAAAGGCTGTTAAACCCGTTCGTCAAAGCTGAAAGCTCTGAACAGGTGTCTCTAGTTCCCCCGAACAAAGGAAATTTTACTTTGTACGGGGTGACGTCTGAACCTCGATAGGCATCGACTCCACAGGATTCTCGAAAGTATCCTTTGGAGTAGGATTTATCTCCATTGACCCTAAGCCCGTAAGCTTCGAGTCGATGACAGATACGATCCATTTGGCGACCATCGATGACAAGATCGTCACCGTAGACGCGAGGCCTATTCGCAAAAGCCGGGTGGTTAAGCTGTCCATATGACATCTCCGCCATGCTGATTGCCCACACAGTAAGAGCCAAAATGGGAAAGCATAAAGCACTTCCCATCGGCGCGAACTTTGTGAGAGCCAGTGTTTCCCCAGAGGGGAGAAGCGTAGAGTCGGACCTAGCAGCGAACAAAGCCTCCTTGATACGATCTGGGAAGATCATATCAACGAGGTACTTTGACACTCGGTCAGAGGCATCTTTTAAATCAACGGTAGCATAGTTTCTCGTCAAAGACGATGACAATGCAAGACGTTGATTAATAGATTGATCGGAAAAGTTAACCAAATCCTTTGTAAGGGGATGGTTCTCAATCCAATCAATTAGCTTGACCATCAATCCCTGTTGAACCCATTGATATTCAAGGGGTTCCATAGAGATTAACCTAGGACCACGAGAATCTTTGGGAACAAGGACAACCTTTGCCCTGGCAGAGCCAGGTAACATCGGCTGCAACCCTTGATACCAAGACGCTCGATCCCGAACTTCCTTACGCATGTCTACTATGAAGTATTCATAGTAAGGAAAAACGGAATGTATGGAAGCATACTTCCGAGAGAAAGTATACTTTTGATTTGCTTTCTCACCCGTGGCCACAGCCCCTGGACCCTGTCTGGGTACTATGTCACGTGGGTCGAAACCTGCAAAAAGCTCACCCAATAAAAGTGAAGCTTTCCACAGGACGCCGTCAAGCGGAAAGTCCAAACTTTGGATTTCAGCTTCAGTCGAAACAAAGGAATCGATAACTTTCGACTCTTGAGTAGGACTGTAAGGTGCCGTTTGTTTGTAAAACAAATAGCAACATTGACGGATACCACGGAGTGCTTCGAAGGCAACAACTGAGTTGTTGAAACGAAGTACGCCATTACTGTCAAACAGAACAGAGAAGAGGCCACGCATAAAAGCGGGTATCTTCGTTCGACCAGAAGGTTTAAAACCATCCGGAAGAATAAGCTGTTCAGTTTCGAGAGCTCGATCAAAAGCCTTTCCCAATCTTGGGAGGGTTTTTGAAAGAAAACCGAAACCTTCGTTTGACAACCTTCGATGGAGAGTCTTGATATCACTATCAAGATCCCTCACCGAAGAGCCAACGAGAGAGGAAACGTCTCTTAAGAGACAAGACAGGAGCTCTACTTCTTTGAAGTAGAGCGGGCTCTTCCGGGTACCCATTGGGTAGTCCTCCCAGGAAAGCATGCTTCCAAACAGACCGCAACAGATCAGCTCTCGCCGAACTCGAGCGCGGCAACGTTAGCATCCGACAAGAAATTCTTGAGGAATGCAACGAGGTCGAGCGTCTCAGTCGACGATACGTAGGAAGCCCGCGGAACGGTGATCGCCAGGGATACCGACA